CTTCTGGCTCTCGGCGGCGTAGTACGACCCGATGGCGCTCGACGCGGCCCCGAAGATCGAGACAATCGGCCCAGCGACGGTCATGCCCTCCGCGAAGGCCGGGGCGAAACCCTGCATGAAGGTGCCGCCCGCCGGCGCGGCGCTGGTCAGCATGGTGCCGACCTCCCGCGTCTGATACGGCATGTTGAGCATCCACTGCTGGGCCGGGGTCAGGTTCATGTCATCCTCCGATGGCGACCTCGAGCGTCAGCCCGACGATGGTCAGGGGCAGCGGGTCGGACTGCCGCACGAAGATCCGCCCTGCCTGCTGCCAGGACGGCGTCAGCTTCACGCCGATCTCGTCCGTCTTCAGGGCCGGCGGACTGCCGTATGGCTCAGTCGTGCGCTGCTTGGCCTCCACGAGGTTATCAAGGCTGGGGCCGATGAAGATGCCGCTTGAGCGGTACACGCGCAGGAACGCCTCGTTGATGTTCTTGGCGCGGCCCTGCCCGAACGCCTCCATCTGGAGCGTCATCGGCAGCGTCTCAAGGTCGCTGTCGTAGGGCAGGCCGACGTGGACCACGGTCGATGCGCGCTGGAGCGCGACCGTCCCGGCCGTCACGACCTTCTGCGGCATCACGGCACCGTCCGCGAGGATGCTCACGGTCTTGCCTTCGAGGTGCCCGAGGCCCGAGATGGAGTCACGTGCGAACGACCACCGCGTGGTCGCCACGCCGCGCAGGGCGGGCGCGATCACCTTGTCCACCTTGGCGGTCGCCACTGTGGTGCTTGACGTGCCGAGGATCGTCAGGCGGTACTGCGTGCCGTCCGTGGCCGTGATGACGATGGCGTCGTTCACGTCCGTGGTCGCCGGGAACTGGAAGATCGCGGCGCTCGCCGTCACGGTCAGGACGTCTGCCGGACCCCAGGTAGAGCCGCCCGTGACCGTCACCGTGGTCGAGCCCGTGTTCGTGCCGTCGTAGCTCAGGCCGCTGTCCACGAAGAAGCAGTCCTCGATGTCGCCGACCAGCCGGCTCGCCATGCGCTCGACGTACCGCTTGGTCACGCCGCCGATGGTGCGCTTGACCACCACGTACAGCCGGTCCTCGACGCCCTCGGCGACCGCCGTGCAGGACTCGAACGACCCGTCCGTGTCGTGGCGGTGCCATGCGCCGATCTGCTGCTCGGGGATGTAGGTGAGGCCAAGCAGCCTGCCCGTGCTTGAGATGAACCACAGGATCGGCTGGGGAGCCTTGGCGAAGCACATGTCCGAGATGTCGTAGTTGTCGAACAGGTGCGTGGAACGCAGGCTCAAGTCGCCCGTGATGAAGCCATTCGCCTGCCAGGAGTATCCGAGTTCGCGCACGTGGCCGTCGCGGGCCGAGCAGTAGACCACCGTGTTGTTGACGATGGACGGTTGGACGTTGTTGGCACCAACGTAGGACTGCGGCCGAACCGAGATGGTGGTCGGCGTGATGACGTCGCTGTTGACCGGGGAAATGCGCCATTCGGCGGCGCTCGTCAGCGCGAGGAGCTGTGTGAGCGGCACCAGATGGCGGATCGTGTTCGCCTCGCGGGCGGCAACGGTGAACGAGATGCGGTCGCTGTCCTGCACCGGGATGTGGTAGGACATGTCGCTCTCGGTGCCCGTGCGGGTCATCCAGAGCGTCTGCGGCGAAAGCGTGGTCCCGGCGAACACGCGGCGCTGCTCGAAGTAACTCACCGCTCCCGGGTACTGGACCGCCGACAGGACCGCCGGCCCGAACGTGGCGCTCGACCCGCCAGCCGCCGAGGTGACGGTGATGGTCGGGTTCGTGTAGTTGCGCCCGCCGTTCACGACCCGGATGGCGGTGATGACGCCGCCCTGGACGATGGGCTCGAGCACGGCCCCGGTCCCGGTCGTGTCGGTGACGCCGATGGTGACGGTGCCGTAGACCAGCGGCGTGAGCGTGGGCAGGAGCCGTGCGCCGCTGCCCGTGGTGTACAGGGCCGGGCCGGAATTGCCGCCTGCCGTGAACGTCGGGTCGCTGTACAGGCTTCCGCCGGCCGTGACCGTGATCCCGTTGATGACGCCGCCCGTCTCTGACACCGTGAACGTCGCGCCGCTCCCGGTCGGGTCGGCGACGGTGAGCGATTCCCCGCTGTCGTAGTTCGTGCCGCCGGCGATGACGGCCACGGTCTGAAACGATCCGCCGCTCACCACCGTTGAGCCGTAGCCAGATCCGCCGTTCGTGACCGGGACCGACAGGATCGCGCCCGGGACGAAGGTCGTGTCCGCGATGGGCGGCGTGATCCCGAGGTTCGGGGCGATGTTGTTGTCCGTGAACGACAGCGACTGCGTCTGCCCGATGTAGCCGTACAGGCCGCTCTGGCGCTTGTAGACGTTGTAGAGCGCCGCGCCCGCAGACGCCGCCCACGTGACCGTGTTGCTCGATCCCGGCGCGTTCAGGTTGTTCGTGACGCTCACCGCCGCGCTCGGTGCGCTCTCGTCGATCCCGTTGTCAGCGAAGGCCGTCACCACGTAGTACGAGTCCGAGTCGATGGTCTTCGCGCCGAACTGCACGAAGCCGCCGCCCGACCACGCCGTGAACGAGGTCGTGTTCACCGGGACGCCGCTGTCGTATGCGCGCAGCGACAGCGTGTTCACGGCGGGCGTCGAGTTCACGGTGTAGAACCCGCGCACCTGGGTCATCGTGCCGCCGTCCACGTAGACCGGGTCATCGACCGCGAGGCCATGGTTGCCGATGGTCGTGATGACGCCCGGGTTCGCCTGCGTGAACGCCGTGATGTTGAGCGCCTGCCCACGGTTGGCAGTCACCGCGACCGAGGTCGGGGTGCTGACGGTCGGCACGAACGAGATCGTGGACAGCACCCACGTGGTCGCACCCAGCCGGCGCAGCTCGCGGGGCGCGTAGTTGGGGTGGACGAGCGTCAAGATGTCCGCCGACTGCACGTAGTGGATATCGAACAGGTCGGCCTCGGCGTAGGGATTCGGGATCTCGTAGATCCCGGCCGGGAGCGCGTACCAGTACGTGGAGTTCGGCGGCGCGTTGCCCGTGGTCGCCGCGATGCAGTAGTAGTTCACGCCGCCCGACGATACGAGCGCGCCGACCGCATAGGCCGTGGCCCCGTTGTAGGCGGCAGGCGTGCCCGGGCCGAGCGTGGCGCCCTGCGTGTGGAAGCGGAAGTAGCCCGCGCCGAGCTCGAGCACCATCGTCTGCGTGGTGCTGAACGTGAACGGCAGGAGCCTGGTCTTCTTGGTCGAGTCCTTCACCTCGCGCACGAACTGCGTGCCCGGGCGGTTCTCGACGGCGCCCTGCGGCAGGGCGATGAAGTTCCGCATCGTGGCCGCGCCCGTCTGGAAGCGGACGTCATCGATGCGCCCGAACATCTCCGGGCTGATCTCGCCTCCTCCGAATGAGCGGTGGTAGACGCGGGTCTGTGCCATCGGTCAGCGTCCAGAGATCCAGGGCGTGATGTGCTCGGGCTTCACGTCGCGCTGGCTGGCGTCTGATGCCTTCGCCTGCTGGATGTAGCCAAGCGCCATCTGCATGCACTTGCGGCCCTCTGCGGCGCCCTCGGCGCCCTTCACGACCGGGCCTGCGAGCATCGACGCGAGGTGCCACGCGAGCGCGTTTGAGAACAGCGGGTCGAACTTGGTCGGGTCGGTGACGAGCGCCTGGTAGCGCAGGAGCGCGTTCTCCTGGTTGGTGTAGATCACCTTGTTCCCGGCCGTGTCCGTCTCGATCTGGTACTCCTGCGGGACGTAGGTTCCGCCGGCGACGAATGGGGTGTTGATCCAGCCCCAGCCGTAGCGGTCGGCCGGGTAGGCGCGCACCGCATAGTCGTTCTCTGCCTGCGGGGGCAGCACCGCCACGGCGGTCATCATGTCGCCCGGGCAGGCGTATGCGTACTTCCACATCGTGTACGGCATCGTGACCTGCGCGAGGCTGACGCGCCGCGAGGCGAAGTTCCAGGTGTGCATCTGGAGCAGCGTGTCGCGTGCGATGGGGTAGAACCGCTGGCAGTGCTCTGCCTGCGCGGAGCCCTCCGGCGGGTCGATGCTGGCGACCGTGGCGTCATCCCCCAGGTATGCGAGCGCGAGGTTGCAGATGTCTACGACGGATGGCATTCTCGCTCCCTTCGTGACAGGAGGGGGGCCGGCGTGGACGGCCCCCCTCCCTTGTTCGCGAACTCAGGCACGCATCAGTTCGGCGTGGCTTCGGCCTTGGGCTTCCGTCCGGGGCGCAGCTTGCGCTCCGGCTCGGCGGCGTCGAGGACGGGGCCGCCGTCCATGAACTCGATCACGTCGGGGAGAGCAGGACCGGAGTAGCGGAACTCCTCGCCCGCCTTCCGAAGCCCGTTGTCCACGAAGCAGTCGACCAATGCCTTGACCATCGCCATGTGATGCTCCTATCAGGCGACCGTGAAGCCGCTGGCGTAGAACTTCTGGCCGTCCTGGATGTCCATGACGATCTGCGCCAGGATGCTTCCCGTGGTCGGTGCAGTGCCGTTGACGTCGTAGCGGGCGCCGAGGTAGCGCAGGCCGAGGCTTGCGATCTGCGGCGGGATGGCGACCACGTACTGCTTCCCGGCGGTCAGGCCGGCGAGCAGGACGTTCGTCTCCGCGAGGACGGTGTGGGACGAGAGGTTCGCGTTCGCCGACGCCACCACCTCGAGGTCGAGGCTGGTGAGCGTGTTGAACGCGGTGATCACGGTGAACACCATGTAGAGCTGGCGGCCCTCGCCGATGTCGCGAGCGGTGCCGAGGTCGATGGTGTCGGTGCTGTAGGCGTCGGCCGTGATGGCCTGGCCCGAGATGGCCGAGCCGGGGGTGTTGGACCCGGACACGGTGAGAAGGACGTCAGTAATCATTGTGAGTGTCTCCCTTCAGGAGTGTGCGGGTCAGCTGACCTGTGCTTCGGTGTTGAGGATGGAATCGACGCGACGGCAGGGGACGCCGAGGAACGACAGCCAGCTGTACGGCGTGCCGAACTGCGACAGGCCCTCGTTGACCTTCACGACCGCCTGGCTCTTGTCGAGCGCCATGATCGACAGGCCGCTGTGCACGGTCCGGTTCATGTAGAACGCGGCACGGCCCATCGCCATGTTCGGGATGCGGTACAGGCCACGCGCCATGAGGCGGATGAGGTTGCTGGCCGAGGTGGTCGCCTGGCCGTTCGACTGCGCGAGCAGGTCGGTCGTGTTGATGTTGCAGATGCGCACGACGTAGCGCCAGTCCTTCACGACCAGGCCGTTCTTCCACTGGTAGCGCGTGGAGTACGCCTGGAGCCGCGTGCCGTCCGAGTTGTAGACGGTCTGCTCGCCAAGGTCCTCGTGCATGAGGCCGGCCGTCGAGCCCTTGGGGAAGGGGCAGTAGACGGTGTTGTCGCCCCAGACCACCAGGTACACCGAGGTGTTCGCGGTGGCCGAGTACGAGCCGCCGCCGGCGAGGCCGTTGAGGATGTTGACGCTGTTGTTGGAACCCGTCAGCGCCGAGTAGCGCGGGGCCAGCCCGAGGAACTGCTTCGGGTCGGTCGCCGGGTTGCCGTAGAACATCGTGCTCGCCATCGTCTGGTTCATCGCCTCGAGGAAGGCGGTGTCCTCAGACAGCCGGAACTGGGCGGTGTTGCCGTTCAGCATGGCGAGGTCCTTGTCGACCTCGCTGCGGGCCTCGAGGATGCCGCAGGCCTCGTCGACCTGGGCGGTCGTCGACTTGCTGTTCGGGATGCCCTGGTTGAGGGCGCGCCAGTAGACCTGGGGCAGGCCGGTGCGGATCACGACGCGCTCGCCGGTCGGCAGGTTGCCCTCCTTGAAGACGCAGTCCTCGAGGATCTCGTTCGACTGCGACAGGAGCTCGGCGATGATGGGCACGTTGCCCTCGGGATCGGTGCGCTTGGCCCAGTCCGCGAGGGTCAGGTTGGAAGTGGAGAGAGTTGCCATTGCTGTGGTTCCCTTGTTGGGTTAGGTGTTTGAGTAAAGAGCCTCGGCGAGGTCGGCGAAGCTGCGCGGTCCGGCCTTGGCCTGCGTGGCCGCGCCCGTGACCATGCGGTCCTCGCTGATCGCCTTGCCGGCGCGGAACATGAACCGGATGAGCTCCGGGTGGTTTCCGAGTCCGGTTTCGTTCAGCAGCGTGCGGAGTTCGGCGGTGCCGAACGCATCGAGGGCCTTCTTGGCGACGCCCAGGTTCTCCGACAACTTCTCGCCGCCGAACTCTCGGTCGGACTTTGAGCTGTCGGCCCAGCCGTTGCGGATGGCCTCGATCTGCGCCGTCTGACGTTCGACCATCTTGGGGCCGACCGCGTCAAGGAGGCGCTGCGCGGCGTCCTGCGACAGGTTCAGTTCCTTCGCCACCTGCGAGTACGCGGTGATCACCTCGGCGTCGAACGCTCGACCCTCGGGCACCTTGAACTCGTAGGCTTCCGGCGCCTTGGGTGCCTCGGCCTGAGGGGCCTCGGTCGCCTGTGCGTCGGCCGGCGCGGGTTCCTTTCCGGCAGGGGCCGCATCGGCGGCTTGCCGGTCCTGGGTCGCGGGAGCCTTCTGCGTGTTCCCGTAGAGCTTGTCGGCCGTCGCCGCCACGCTTTCCGGGGCCGTCGATGGGGAAGCGGCTTCAGTTGGGGTTGCGGCCGTTTCCGTCATCGTTGCTTGCGTCATCCTGGTGTTCCTTCATCATCACGTGGTACTGCTCAGGGCACGCGGCGTGGATGAGGCCGAGGAGCCTCAGTCCCGCGTTCCGGTTCCCTTCCGCGAAGGCCATCTGCATTGCATTGGCCGCGAAGGTGGTTCGGAACACGCCTGCGCTGTCGAGGAAGCGCCAGGCCATGCGCCTGCCGCGCTTCTGCGACATGAGCCACTTCATGTCGGCCTCCTCGTTCTGCCTGTCCAGGCGCTCCCTGAGCTCCTTGTCGGCTCGGTCGCGCTCCTGCCCGCGCAGGTCGAGGGGGTCGTAATTCGTGCTCATCGGCGAATGTAGTCCCGCGTTGGTTGCTTACGGGTACTGACCATAGACCTCGTTCACGGTGATGATCAAGGACGGCGTGGCCGGGCGGGTCGGCGTGATCTGCGTCCCGGTGTAGGCCATCGACACCCCGGTCCCGTTGACCGACCAGTAGATCTGCGCGTACTGGCCCTGGTCGAGGTCCACGAAGAAGTTCCACGCCGCGACGAGGAACGAATTGCCTCCGGCGTGCTTCTTCGGGATGGTGACAAGCGTGTTGGAGTTGGCAAGCGCGGCGCCCTGCTTGGCGAGCCAGATGCTGATCTCGCGCTCGTCGTTGCCGGAGTTCGTGAACTGGGCGCTGAACGCGATGTTGTAGGTCGCCGTGCGGCCGGCGGTGATCTTCGTGTTGTCGACCATCACGACGCCGCGTGAGATGTCGACGCTGTCGCACTCCATCAGCGTCTCGGTGTTGGCGGACGCCGGCTGGTTCGAGACGTCATAGAACGACCCGACGTACGGCGCCCTCGAGAAGTACGTCTCGCTGCCGTCAGGATCCTTGACGCCGACGATGTCGCCCGATGCGTTGTCGTAGATCCACGGGAACCCCTGCTTCAGGAATCCCATGTCAGACCTCCACTGGGCTCGGGGAGCCATACCCCGAGAACATGTTCGTGATGTCGGTGAGGGCGTTATCGCCGCCTGTCGGCGACTGCGCCATGTTCTTGACCGTCTGCGACTGCTGCTGCATGACGGCCGCCTGCTCCTTCGCGGCCATCGCCTGCGCCCGCGCCTGGCGGATGAGCGCGACGTCCTTGTCCGCGATGATGAGCGCCGGGTCGATGCCGAGCATGTCGGCATACACGTCGGCCCACTCGTCCTGGTCGAACTTGTCGAGGATGTCGGGCTTCATCTGCGCGATGGCGCCGAGGTTCCCGACGAAGCGGTCGACTGCGTTCGTGCCGATGGCCCGCTGCGCCTGCGCCAGCATGGACACGAACTCGATGTTCAGGTCCATGCCCTGCAGCTCCTGCGGCGCCGGCGGGACGATCCCGGCCTGCACCATGCGGGTGAATGTCGTGTCGACGAGCGGGGCGAGCA